ATCTGGCGCATTGACTCGGCAAAGATTCGTGCGATCTCTTGAGCGGACGTTCGCGCCGCATCATCTGTGGAGCCTCGAATGCTCATACGCAGGTCGAACGCCTCACGATCCACGGACCGGAGAGACGCTCCGTTTCTCCAGTCGCGCTGAGTGACCTCGTCGGCCTCGTCGATGTTGCTGCGAATGAATCGCTCGCCGAGTCGGCGTTCGATGTCGCGGACTCCGCCCGGCGCGAATCGCGCTGCCATCTGGAGAAGCTGCGGCGCGATAAACTCCTCGCGTCCGGACTCCTGCATTCTGCGCACAATCCTCCACGCATTTCTGGACTGCATGCGTCCTCCGTAACCCGCGCCACCAAGCGAGTCGGCGTGCTGAGTCATGCGCTGCTGACGAGCCTCCAGTTGACGCAGTTCTTCGCGTTGCAGGTTGATTCGCGCCTGCACCAGTTCGTTGCGAGCGCGCTCTTGTTCCAGGCTTACTTCGCGTAGCCTGCGCTCTTCCTGCATAAGCTGCGTATTTGCTGAGGCGCGGTTTCCTAATGCGGTTATGTAAGCCGCTCTCTGTTCGATGCGGTCCGCCCTCCAGGACGCGGCATTTCGCACTGAAGCAGATGTTCCTGTCGCGGTTCCGATCGGATTTAGATGCGCGTCACCAAGAAAGTCTTGACGCGCCAGTGTGTTCGTAAGACGTTCCCCGGCTCGGTTTGCAGTAGCTCTTCTCGAAGCAGCCTCTCGCTGCCAGTGGTCCCGTGATCCTGTCTGTCCTTGCAGAGTCATGTCGGCAGCGATGTATCTGCGCTGCGCCTGCACAATCGCGTCTCTGGCAGCCAGAAGGCCAGCCTCTTCGTTAGCGCGTATTCCTCCCAGCGACGTGGTGCTGTCGGTGTACTGCCCACGCTCAAGGCCCACCGCATTGAACGCTCGCGCGGTGTTGACAGGCGATCTTGCTTCCGCAATGATTTCGGACCGCTGCTCCGCGTAGGCCGCTCTTATTGGTCTTTCTGCGTCGGCAAACATGAGCCTCGTGTTCGCTTGACGAATGCGATCAGGGATGTTTTCTAGCGCATCGTTGAATCCGGCAATTTTTGCCGCGCCCGGCACCCAAGTCGTCACTATGCTTCTCGCCTTGTCTGCGGCGTTTATTTGCGAGTTTGCCGCAATATTCATGGAGGTAGTGACCTTTTCAACTACCTCGCCGAGCGCTTTAATCGCCAGGATTGCCTTGCCGAGCGGGCCGTTCATCAGCCCAAACAGTCCGCCGATTTCCTGCTGTCCTGACGGTTGCGGCTGAACGATATGCCCGTACATCTGATTGTACATCTGCTGCTGCAAAAACTGCATGGACGCAGCCTGCATCGCGGCATGCTGCTGGCGCACGGTAAAATTACCTACTATCCCGCCTGGAGCGTAGTGGCGCTCGGGGTCGTCTACCTCGCCGCCCGTCGCGTACCGCTTGCCGGACCGCTGCTTGAGCAGGTTGGTCATCCATGTCGGCACGATGATATCGCCGTGGTTGGCAAGGATCGGTTCGTCATCTCCGCCGGTGCCGAACCGTTGCTTGATCATGGTTCCGACGTTGGACCCGCGCGGCACGTAAAGCTCGCCGGGCGTCGTGTAGATAAGCTGGGTGCCCTCGCCAAATTTTTTGGCGACCGTTCCGCCGGAAGCGAAGCGGATGCCGTTTCGTGCGGCAATTTCCTTTTCCATCGCGTTAAGTTCGTGTCGGTTCTCCCACCCTTCTGGCGCGTGAATGTCATACTCGAACGGCAGCCCGCGTGCGAAGTTGTCGATCCACGGGTACTGTCTCTCGCTGAGTTGCTTCAACTGTTCCTTGATGGCGATCACATCCTTGACGCCACCCTGCTTGGTGGTCACGGACGCCCAGGTAATCGGGTGCGCGGCGCGGACGCTCAGGCCCGCACGAGCGCCCGCGTAGAACAATGCCGATTGATAGATCGGAAGCTGGGCGTCACTGATTCCCATGTCCTCATAGTCGAGCACCTTGCCACCCTGGAGTCGGTACGCCTCCTTTTCTGCCTTCTTCAGGTTCGAGTACGCCTGCACTTCGTCGACGCCGAAAAGGCCGACACGCGCCACCTTGGTATCGACGACAGGGTTGCCGCCAGCGATCAGTCGCATGGCGTCGTGGTAGTCGCGGGTCTTGGTGTGCTTCGGCTTCGGGTTGATCTCGCGCACACCGGTCTTGCGATTCTTTTTCCGGTATGTGATGTCACGCCCGAGGAACGCGTCCGACAAGTCCAGGAGCCGCGACTCCGGAAGGCCAAGCACCTTAATAACACTGCGGTACGCTTCAACGTCATCGACGTTGCGGGTCTCTTCAAGCTGGTTGAAGACGCCGATAGTCATGTCCAGGACCTTGCGGTCGAGGCTGCTTCGGGAGTTGCCAGCGTAGATCCGGCGAAACAGCGCGCGAGCCTCTGGACTCAGGCTGGTGCCGCGCATCCCGTGCTCGAAGTGCTGGTAATATTGGCCGAACGCCCGCATCTTCGGATCGGCACCCATGAGTGCCTCGAAGAAGTTTTGCTCGATTGTACTGCCAGCGACGCCATGAATGAAGTGGTCGGGAAGCTCGGACCGCTTGATCGGCTGGAATTGATCTACGACCATGCCGTTGGCTGCGTGTCGCTCGATTCCTAGCAATTGCGCGAGCGGAGAATTATGGTCGAAGTGCGTAACGAACGGAGCCTTGCTTTGCTTCATGTTTGCCGTGATGCTCGACAAATGCTTCGAGTCTTTCGCAAGACCCTCTGGGTATCCGGCAGCGATCAAAAAGTCCGTCGTAGTCGAAGGCTTTTCGAGCCGATGCATGTACTGGCCATGCGAAGCATACTCATAGAGAGCGTGCTTCTTTTCCGGATGCGCAATCGTGCCGTTTTTAACCAGAATTTCTGTGATATTGAACGCGGTCGCATTGGACCCTCGATGCTCGCTGGCGTAAGCAAGCGCCGTAGGATCGATCAGATTATTGAAGATCCCTCGGCGCTCATCCGGAGTAAGACCAACGCGGCGCATTCCGTAACTCGCGAGCCGCGCTCGCGTCTTGATCGCCATTTCGGAAATGTTGGTTTTTGTGTTTTTCAGCAGGGCTGTTTGTAGTTTTTCGTCTTCCGAAGTCAGTTTTCTTCCTTCAAGCAACATTTCTTTTGGATTGCGGACCGCGTGCGCCATCGCGTCATGCACGTCCTTTGGTAGATCTTGATGAAGGAAAAGATTCCCCAGAAGGCCTGTCTGCATGCTAAGATCGTCTGCAACAGAGACGAACGGCGAAAAGTACGCGCGGCCCCCCTGCTGATGTGCCCGCATTACGACCTTTTCGATCTGAGTGCGCAAGCCAGGCTTCAGGTATGCCGCAGACACGCCAGGAATGACCTCCGGAAAAGTAAACCCTCCGCCAAGTAGCGCTCCTGTCTTTTGGTGATACCCGGCAAGCGTGTCGTACATCGTGTTGATCAGGACGTTTGGTCCGGACCCAAACTTCGGACCGTCCTTATTTGAGAGCGTGCCCCCTCCGCCAAAGTGAAGGTCCCCTGAAATCATGCGTTGCAACAAGGTCCGATAGCGACGCGACGGCCCAACAGGAATTACCGTCTCTCCAGGCGTCGCGCGGATCGGCTCGTCGTCTCCGCCGGTGCCATAGCGCTGCTGAACGATGCCGCCACGAGCCATACGCGTCCCGATCAGTCCAGCCGCCGAGGCGAAGGCGTTGATCAGTCTGCTCCAGATCGAGTCCGGAGGAGCGGACGGAGCGATCGGTGTCTTGGTGACTGTGGGCGTCACGTCCGACTCGGACGGCTTCACGGCGACGACGGGAGCGACCACGAGCACGCGTTGCGCCGACAAAGTTGGCGAGTCACGCATTGCGGCGTCGACGGTCGTCTTGGCCTTCGTACCAACGTCCGGGATTTTTTCGCGCGAGTAGTAGTACGACGTCTGCTGGGCAGACGAAGACGCGATGCTGCGTGTAACTGTTGGCTGCGACTGCATGACGATGGCGGGAGATTCGCCGACCGTGGAGCCTGGAGTGCCCCGGTACTTGCTGATGCGTGCGTGAACCGCCTCGATCGCCTCAAGCTTCTCACGCAGTCGATCGGCCTGTGAGATCTCGAACTTCAGGAAATCGCGGGACGGGCGTGCGCTCCTGATGCGCTCCTGGGCACGTTCCACGGCGCTCAGGACGTCCAGCAAGCCACGCGCGGACTTGGCTTCGGCCTGGACATCCACCTTGATTTGCAGTTTGGCTTCCCGCTCGATAGCCATGCGGTCACCTCGAAAACAAAAAGGGCCAGCTTAATGCTGGCCCCTCGTTGGTGGTCCTAGCGCACCAGCGACGTCGTCGCTGCGGTCATGACCAAGGATCGTAAGATCGAATCCCTATGGGCGTCCCGCAGGCCCTTAATGATCGAAGCGTTGTACGCCACGATCGGATCGACCTCGCCGGTTTCCGGATCCACCGGGAAGTGCCTGGTCGCATTGCAGCGGTCGTAGTGCTCGATCGCGACCCAGTGCTTCTCTTCCGGCTCGATCGCGTTGTAAGCGACCCTGTCGTCCGGATTCTCCATGTGCGCCGTCTTCGGGCACTTGAAACACGGCGGCAGCACGCCCTTCGGTCTCGGGAAAGGCTTGTCGCTGCCGCGTAGCTTCTTTACTTTGCCGTCGTCATCGTAGATCCACTTGAAGCAGTCCGAGCACGACCTGCCAAGAAACGGACTGTCTTCAAGAACCATTCGGACGGCTAGTCGGAGTTTTTTGCGTCGAGCTTGGCCCGATCCGGGCCATACGAGCACAGGCAATCGACGATGAAAGCAATCACGGGCGGAGGCACGCGCGCCAGGACCTTGGAGTCCTTGAAGTCGAGTTGCATACCCGCCTCATCGGTAACGTCCCACGACACAAGGTGCTCGCGAATCAGCTTCGCGTTTTCCTGAAAAACCTGCTTGCCGTTCTCTTTCGGGACGGCGCGGTACTCGTAGTAACGATCCGACAGGACTGGACGATAGGAGAACTTGAACTTCGGGATCCAGTGCTGTCCCGGAAATTCATCTGTCTCGGTGTAGCCGTCACGAATCACAAAAGGCATCTCTGTCTCTCCCCGTACTGGTGGATTGTTGATCGTCAAATTTTTGACGCTGCCATTAAGCTAGAAAAAGCCCGATACGGCACCGCGAGAACGCGCCGCATCGGGCTTGGCTTGTCGCAATCCAATCTGCCTTTTGTTATGGCGTGCTATCGAGCGTCAGCACCAGTTCCTTGGTCGTTCCCGTCATGAACGCCTCGCCCTCGATCTCCAACATGACCTCTTTGCGGTTGGGCACCTGCGGCGTTCGTGCCGGAAAGATCAGGTTGGCCATGGTGAACACCAGGCTGGTGTTTCCGTTGGTGAGCGTCGCCGTGACAGCGGCACCCGTCTCGCCGCTACGGTAGACGGTCGTGTAGGCGGTGTCATATGGGATCATAGTCTTGAACGTGGTGCGCCGGTCAAGCGCCAGAATCCCGGCGAGCGTGTTGCTGTTGAAGAAGCGGTCCTTGTCGATCATGTTGTTGATGGTGACGTCAAAATTCTTGCACTGGACCGTGGTGCCACCAACAACCAGGACGAGGTCGCTAAGGATAAATGGCTGCGTGGTCAGGTCGATCGCAAGCGACGGGAACGTGCCCGCGTTGCCTTCCGTCTCGGAGATTCCGACGAGCCCGAGGTTCACCTTGAGCGGTTCACCTTGAGCGCACGAGAACGTCGCGGTGTCAACCCCGACGCCGTCGTAGGTGTGGACCTTCGCGACCCGATCGATCGTGACGTACCTCGTCTGGAGCGTCTCCGCGAGTGCGAACGTGGTCCCGGACGCGTTCGCACCGAGGATCCATGGAAGCAACAGGGCAAGCTCGACCGCTGACGGTTCCATTTCCAGGGTTCCGGCGACGCGTTGCAGGCTTGGACGCGTACGTTCCCCATGCCGCGAGCGCGTGCCCGACATGCCGTCTGCCCGGGTGATGTCTTCCGTGATACCGAGTGAGCAGGACAGGAAGTCAAACTGCGCCGTCACGGGGTTGCTGGAATCAATCCCCAGCTTGGACGCAAATGAGGCGGATGCGGTCATTATTGGCTCCTGAAAAAAAATAAGGACCAGGAATCAATGCTCCTGGCCCCTTGCGGTGATCCGGCGTCTATTTTTTGACAATCATGGCCATTCTATTTTTTGCGCCACTCGTTCGCGTTAAATTGCGCGACAAACCCGTCGTGCTTGCTGTAGCAGATCGCCTGAGCCGCGCGACCCTGTCCGCCGACGTAGCCCTTCTTGTAGTGCCACAGGTCTGTGCCCGCGAGTGACGACAGAATCCTGACCATAACTCCGTCGTGCGTGTCCGCTGTGTTGTAGTGCGTCTCCTTGGGCTTGTGCTTGTCGCCCACGAGCCACTCCCGACACTTGGACTCCGCCCACTCCTTGGGCCACTCCTGCGCCATGATGCCTGGCAGTGTTGACGGTTTCTCGTCGCACCCGTGCGTGCAACCGATCAGGTTGATGCCGTAATGAATGCGCTTGCGTGGCCGAGGCGACGCGTCCACCGTGACGTGCTTGCTGGATCGGAACCAGGCCTCGATGGTCTTGGCGAGCATGAACGAAGATAGGTAGTCGTGATTCCCTGGAATCCAGATCACCTCGACCGGAGCGTGCCGAGCCAGATAGTCCACCAGTCGAATGACCGCCATCTGGCCGACCTCGAAGATCTTTGCGAAGCGACCATCAACATCCTGGGGCGTGCCCGAGGTGGTTGCCATGTCCATGCCGTCGACGTGCAGGAAGTCATGCCCGATCGGCAGAACGAAGCGATCAACCTCGAAGCCAGACGCCTTACGCATTAGCTCGGCACCAGCGCTCTCGTAAAGCGACTCGGCGATCCGGAGGTCGTAGTTGTCGCCGGTTTCGTCCGCCCATGCCAGCTTGCCGAAGTGGTGGTCGTGCAGGCCGATGTAAACGAGGTGCGGGTCTTTGGCTTTGCCCTTCGGCAAGGAAATCGACTTTTTTGGGGCAAACTTAGCCAGCCGATCGGCAAGTCCAACTGCGGCGTCAGTCACGATCTTGGGCAGTTTTCGCCGCAGAAATACCTTGACTTGCCATAGCTCAACCACCACAAGTTGGTCGGCACTGGCTCCGCCCTGACGCAGCTTGGAGCCGACATCCCACTTGTTGGACACGTAGCGATCGACCTCCCAGATCTCGGTATCGATCTTGGCTGCCTCCATGGCATCCTGAAGCGTCCGGATCGTTGCGCTGCGGGACGTGATCACGATCGACTTGTCATTCTCGACGACCTCGAACTTCTCTCCCGTGTCTTTTTTCGCGCCGCGTTTCTTGACTGGAGCGACCTCGCGCCGCTTGTGCTCGACAGCCTTGAAGGTTCGCCCGAGAGCCTCAGCGATCTCCAGGGAGGTGAAACCTTGCTCGACGTACCGTTTCAGGTCCTCGATCTCGTCCTGGCTCCACGGCGGTGCTGGCGACCGGCTCATGCGTTGCCCCTTGTTAGATCAGCCCTCGCGGTCGGCGTACCTTGAAGCTGATGCCGATGCTTGAGGACAGGTAGTTCTTCAGAAACATCCCCGGATTGAAAACAAGGTCAGGCTTGATGTCGCAGTCCCAGTTGATTCCGGCCAGGCGCTGCTTGATGAACGCAGAGATTACCTTCTCGCGAAATCCAGTGACTGCGGAAAGGTTGGCGACGCTGTCATGATTCTGCTTGGCGATGTAGCAAACAACCGACGGGTAGAGGATGTCGTCCTGCGTATTGGTCCCTCCCGGAAACTCCTCGCTGCCAACCGGGCACACATAAATCAACGGCAGGTAAGCAAGCTCAGGGTCCGTGTCGCGCGGCAGCCACTTCAAGACGACACGCCCAGACGCCAGGACGCCCGTTTCCAAGACGCGCACAACGATCGCGTCAAGGATACGCTTGTGAACTGGGTCCGTGCCCGTGGAGAAGGCTTGTCGGTACGCTGGCCCGAGGCTTCCTGCGGACACAAGCTGGAATAAATAATGGCCCGTAGCCAGGGCGAGATTCAGTGTGCCGTCGCCGGTCCGTGTCCCCGCGAGCGTCCACGAGTAAGACTGGATCGCACCGGTATAGGCGGAGTAGTAGACCTGATTGGACGCGCCGACCGAGGTGCCTCCAATCGTCGCGACTCCTCCCGTGCCGTCTGCGTTATCAGTGACCGTCAAAGTGATCGCCATGTGGTGGCCTTACTTTTTTGCGGCGAATCGTGTGTACTTTTCGGTCCCGCTGGTTCCTTCCTCGTCGTGAGCAGTCCACTCTCCGCTCATGGACTGCGCGCCAGCAGCCATCTCAAGGATCGTGACGCCACGCAGCACCTCCTTGGTTCCGACAGACCTCCAGCTAATAACGATCACGCTGCCCTTGCGATGCACAGCGCCGACCGAGTGGTTGCCGTTGACCACGGAGTCGATTTGCCACGCCGTATCCGAGGCTCGAATGATCTGACAGACCCCGGAGTATTCCTTGCCCTTCTCCTCGCCCGTCACGATCCAGATTCCGCTGAGATTGTCCGGCCTTACCGGCGGCTCGCTGTGGCTGTCAGCAACACAGAAAGCAAACATCATCAGACAGGTCGCTAAGATTCGAGTCACTGGTATGCTCCTTATTGCGTCGGCTCGCGTCCCGTTAAAATAAATTCACCTATATGGGAAACGCCAGCCTCGATTAGTTGGTCCGCCATATCCTCGCCAATCCCAAGCCACGGGCGTGCGGGCATGTTTCTGGTTCCCGTGAGATGGAAGACGCCGTACTTGGGCTCGGGAACCTCGATCAGAAGCGATCGTGAGTCAATTGTTGGCGACGACCCGGCGGCGACTGCTTTAGTCATTAGAAGCCCCGTCAGGAGCAGAGGCACTCCCTTGCGGTAGTAGATCGGCTTCCAGGGGTTCCCTTCCGGGTCCTCGCTCGCCAAGAACCCTTGCAGCGTCTTGATGCGCACCCACTCGGCTGTGTTGCGCAGGAATCCGCCGATCTCCGGACGCTCGGATCGCTGAATGACCTCGTCAACGATCCGGTACGCCTCCGGAAAATCCTGAGCCCGCAGCGACAGCAGCATTATCAGCCGACCCATGCGGACTCCTCGCGATTACGTCGGGTCGACCAGCGCGGCGACCGTAAGGGTGCCCGAGGTGGTGTTGGTGACGTACAAGCCCGTGACGTTGCCGCCAAACGGGCTGGCTGCGGAGCCGATATAGCTCCCGGTCAGCGTCCAGATGTAAGGAATCCCAGCGACCAGGGTAATGGTCTCTTGCGGGCTGCTGCCGTCGTTGGTCTTGACGGTCATGTTGACGTCGGACGACATCGCGATTGCCTTGAGCTTGCTGTTGGTGAACGCGAACGCGACCGCAAGGTTGGTCTGGTTGGACGGAATCAACTCGCTGATCTGCGGCCCCGACCCCCAGGAGAGCGTCTCGGATCCCGAGATCGGCGTGGTCCCGGAAGGTCCTGGAATGTACTGGCGCGTGATTGTGTGAGAGATCGACATGGCTGGCTCCTAATTGTTTTTGACACAAATACAAGAATACAAATTGCCATAGACACGCGTGCGGACTTTGTTGATCGTCCAGTACACGGACGACGGATCCAGAAGCACATCCCCCGGGCGCGGCGCGGCCTGGCCCATGTCCCAGATCTCCCAGATGCAGACCTCGTCCGTTGCAAGCACGTTAGCTTCGAGCATTGCCTCTCGATCCGGAACGCCTTTCCGGCATACCGTGCAGGACACGTTCGCGGCGAATGAGTCAGTCGTCGTCGACGAGAACGCGCGTGGCTGAAGGGTCAGCGCCACCCGCATGGGTGCGGGCCAGTACAGGTAGTAGTGAGCGGTCATCGCCTTGCTGAGCATGCGGACGTCTCCCTAGAAATAGTTGCTCACGTTGATCTCTCGGGAGAGCAGGGCGACCGACTCGGACGGCAGCGTGTAATTGCCCGCGAAATACAGGCCCATCGTGCTTGGGTCTGCAATCGTGACCGAGAAGTCGGTCATCGACACCGAGTTTGGCAGACCGCCCTGAGCCACTGCCGTGGATCGGAGAACGGTGCCGATCGCAAAGGACTGAATCGCCGTGAGCAGCGCCAGTTTCAAATGCATGTAGCTCGCGTCGATCTCGGCCTGGGACAGCCCGTGCGTATAGGTAACCTTGATGGTTCGCAGGTAGTTCGACCAGGCCCCGTAAGTCCGGATTACTCGACTCGTGTTGCTCAGTCCAGCCACCGAGATGTCTAGGTAATAGTCCGTGGCGGAAAGGAGCGACGAGTCCGGGAACGAGCCGCCTGCGGTGTCCCAGGCCGCATAGTTCTCGTAGATCGACCCGATCGAGCGGACCCACTTCTTCGACAGCGTGAGTACGCGGCGAGCCTGATCTCCACGGACGAGCGACACAACACGCGACCCCTGAAGGTCGTAGCCCGCAATCAATGGGTCGTCGCCGAGCAGCGAGTTTGCAGTGCGGACCGGGTAGTATTCCGTAACGGTTGCGGTCTCAATCGGAGAGCCAATGACTTTCTCGATCGACTGCTGAATAAATGGCGCGGCCAGCGTCAGGAGCGTCGAAACGGACGACGGAACTGTGACTCCAGTTGCAGCCTGGAGGAACGTGTTGATCTCGTTGGTGGTGACAATCATGGCGTCTCCAGTCCGATCTCGACGCACAATGGACACGTCGTTTCGGCGATCGCGCCAGTTTTGACGACTCGAACACGCACCTGCTTCTTGTCGCCGCACAGCTTGCATGGCCACTTCGGAGCGCGAAGCTCGCGCAGACGCATGTCAAGGGCGTCGCGCATCGTGTTCAATAGATTTTCGTTTGACGTGCTCGCGATGAAGCCGCACACGTCGTTGATGTCAGTCATTACTCTTGTCGCTCTTGCTCTTTTTTGCTGCGTCCGCCTTCGCTTCTTCATCGCTTTTTGGAGGCTCACTTGGCGTGATTTTCATGCCTCCCGACTGAAGCTGCGAGATTACCTCGCTGGCTCCCTGGTGACGCCCACGCTCGAACGCGTCACTGCGGTGATATGCGATAAGCTCGTCCATGCGCCCATTGATCTTCGTGGTTAGCTGCGCGGCTTTTTCCTTGGCCTCCGCCGTTATGCTTGTGTTCTCGTCGATCTTTTGTTCGACGACCCTGTTCTTGACGTGGCGATCAATAAGCTGAACGATCAGCCCGGCGAGAACCAGCAGTTGGAGCGTTGTCGTGTGATCGCCGAAATGCATGTTGATCGCCACGATCGCAACCGACAGAACGAAGACGCCCCCAATCGCCGCCAGAGGCAGCCCTCCAGACCAGATATCTTTTTTGTGAGGCATGACAGCGCTCCTATTTGGTTTGGTAGCTCCCGGAACCTGAGCCTTTGCAGGTCGGGCACGGTTTTGGCGTGGCGACGCCCTTGACCGAGACCAGCAAGGTCTTGGTTCCCTTGCAGGTCTGGCAGACGGCGTCGCCGAGGCCGATCGATTTGTTGTTGCTGGGTCGGTCCATTTTAGCCCGCTCTCGTCATCGGTCGGTACGCGTTGGTCTCATTGTCGTTGCCGCGCAGAACCTTGCCGGGGAGCGCGTCGATCTCGGCCATGGTTGGGACGCTACCCTTGCGGACGACCGCGTGCGAGGCGTCCAAAAACCGACGAGCCCAATAGGCCCAGGTCTTGAGCGCGTCGTCATCCATGTCGGCGTACGATTCTGGCTTGTCAGGCCCGCACTTCGTCCCGAAGGCGGCTTCGACGGTTCGAGCGATCGACGCGAGCAGGTCCGCGTTGTTGGGGTCGCTCAGCGGGTCCCAGATTTTTGCGGTGCCCTTCGGGAAGGAGACGTACACACAGTGCCCGGGAATGTCGCGCAGATTCCGCATGGCTGCGGCCTGGCCCTCCACGTCGATTGTCATGTCGCGAACATTGTCATGGAGCCACGCCCCGCGCAGCATCTTCTGCGTCGGTGGCCAGAGTCGATTGCTGTTACGCTTGTCCGTGATCTCGATCACGAACTCAAACTTAGAGTCGCTCAACTGGATCTCCTAGTGATTGTGCTGTATCAGGATGTCGGCGACGTGCCTCGACCCTAAAAACAAGCCCGTCAAATATTTGACGGGCTCATTGTAAGGACTATGAAAGCCCCCGTTATCGAATCGGAGCCTTGGCGACGTCGCCGCCGACCACGTACGGGTCCAGTTGCCACAGGAGGACCTTGAAATCCTCCTGGTTCATATCAGCCGCACCACTGATCGTGATGTGAAGCTCTTTCGCACCGCTCACGGCGAAACGGGCGTTGGCGAGGTGGATTTCGTACAGGCCGGGATGATTGGTCGCATCGACCTCCTTGAAGCGGCACTTCGTCGCCGTGGGGGCGGCATAGGTGCCGAGCGTCGAGATGGTTTCGATCGTGCCACCGGCTTGCGTGTAGGCGGTTGCGGTCGCCTCGTTGTCGGCGCGCGTGCTGATAATCAGGCTGGCGGTGTTGTGCGCCAGTCCGGTCTTGCCGCTGTTATCGGCATTCGACAGGTCGCGCAGCTTGACCTGGAGAATCACGCTCGTTGCCGAGTGCTTGACGATTTTCAGAATGCTGTGCATGTATTGGTCCTCGAAAGCTCGCAGCATTCAGGGGTTGACTGCCTGCTGCGAGCGCTAGGTAAGGAAGACGATTAGACGCCGTAGGTGATTGCCGCGAATTCCAGGTATCCCTGCGCGGTCGCGTTGTCGGAGTGAATCAGCATGGGCTCGCCGACACCGAGCGTGGAGAGCAAGGCAGCGCCATTGCCGTCCCAGGTGTAGGTCATGCTTACCGGAGGAACGTACTTCGGGTGTGCCGAGCCGGTGTTCGGATCGGAGTCCGCTGGGACGCCGAAGAAGAAGATCTCGGTTCCTGCGGCGAGTGCGGCCCCGAGCGCGCTGACCGCACAGGTCACGAGTCCGTTGGCGTCAGTCGTGGGTGAACCGGTTAGCTTGTTGTAAGCCCAGGTTCCGTCTCCTTGCCTATAGGCGATCCAGTCGCCCGAGGCGATATTGTTGGCGGCGACGGTCTTGGCCGAGCCCCACGCCCCCGGGTCCTCCGCGAGAACGATGCTGGTCGCCCCTTTGGCGGCTGCGGAAGACAGGAGCACCTTCGAGAGCGGACGCATGAACGTCAGGCTGTGCGCGGTCGCCCCCGAAGTGTAGGAGACCTTGTGCAACTTGATCTTGTGGTCCTTGTGGCCAGGAACCAGGGCGACGAACGCAGTGCCTGCGGACGCGGTCGTGTAAGGCACGCCGAATCCAGGAAAAGCGCCGAGAGTGTGGCTCATAGGTAAAACTCCTTGGTATTGTTTTCGTGGCGGAAGAGAAAACCCGGGCCACCTCAAGGCAGCCCGGGAGAGAAGTCACGATTACTGCCAGCCGTCCGTGAACAGCGACACGGCGTTCCCGGTTTCCATCTGGCCACCGAAACGCATGCGGACAACGATCAGCCGCTGGTTGGTCAGCGCGAGGTGCTGGCCTTCGGTGACCACACGGATCGTCATGCCGAGGCGGCGATACATGCGGTAACGCTTCAGGTTGACATAGGCGACCGCTCCGTCGTCCACGTCGTTCTGGATCTTGAACGGGCGATCGATCGCGGTGTACGAACCGTAATCCATGCCCTGGACTCGGCGCTCGTCGCCGGGGCCGACCGGAATCTTGCGGAAGCGACGGTAGGAGAGGTCGTTGCCGAGGTAAGCCGTCATGGCTCCCGCCTCGAAGCGGTATTGTTTTTCGAGCGCGAACATCAACGCTTCGAGGTCGCCGATCGTCAGCTTTCCGCCTGGCCCGTTCTCGGAGTTGATCGATCGCGGCGAGGCGGTGTTCATGATGCCCAGCGGCTGCGACACGCCATCGCCGACCGCGATGTACTTGTCCAACTGCTGCTGCATCACCAAGCCCCACTGCTGGGTGATGCGGGCACCGAATCCGATCGGCGTATCCTCCTCGAAATCCATGCCCAACAGAACCGCGCCGACGGACGGATAGATCGGCGTATCGAAGGCCGAGATGAATCCGCTGGTCGAGAACGGAGTGATCGCCGTGCCTTCCGCCACACCCGACGTGATCGTCGGATTGTTCATCGCTGCGCCCTTCATGCGGCGACCCTGCGACACGTTGATGACGTTGACGAACGGAAACAGTTCCCCGTAGAGCACCGGGTACAGAATCAGCGCGTCGTCGAACACGACCGGCGCGGCTTCCAGGCCACCGGAGATCGTGTCGTCGAGGATGGACTTGTACTGAAGCTCGGTGAGGCGCTGGCCATCCACGGCGACCTCGCCCGCGTACGAGCCCTTGATGATCCCGGTCCAGGGAAGCTCACGCGCGGCGTAATTGATGAGGTCGTAGTCGTGGTCGGTCATTTTCAGGTGGCGCGGAATCTCGCCGATCCCGGCGCTCTTGGAGACAGCCCACTTGTAGTAGGCCCCGCTGACCGCTTTCGCCAGGTCGGACGGATGGTCGAGTTGACGGAAGTCGTACTCGGCGGGACGCCCGGCCAACGCATGCTTCCGCACCAGATCGCCCGAGCCCGAGGTCTCCGGGTAGAAGGCCTTGGTCGTGGTGGTGCTGTAGCGGTCCGCGACGCTCTTGATGCGGATATTGTGACTCCCGCTTCCGCCGAACAGCGCTGCGGGCGTGAGGTCGCTGGCGTCACTCTTGGAGACGCCGTGCTTCTTGAGCGCGGCCTCGACGCTCTTGGAGACGATCTCGTCGATCTGCTCCTGGCTCATGCCCGTGCTGGCGGGCGCGGCCTTCTTTTTCTTGACCGGCGCGTCCGCCTGAGCCGCAAGCGACTTCAGTTGCGACGGAGTGATCTTTCCCTTGTGGGGGCCGGAACCGGCGAGGGAAAGCGCGATCGCCTTACGGAAATCGGAGTCGCTCGACGACTTGGAGCAGCCGAGGTTGGCGATCGCGAATTCCTTCAGCGCGGTGGTGAGAGGAAACATTTATTGGCTCCTTGGAAAAACTTGTTGCCAAAAAAAAAGGGAACCAGAAGCGCTGTTGTGCTTCCGGTTCCCTTTCGGTAAACCTGGACCGTTTGTAGTTTTGCTCGGCAGACTTATTCGATCGCGGACTTCACGATGTCCGCAAGGTGCTTTTCGATCGCCTCGTCGAGGGACTCCTTGACGGCGATCATGGTGTCAAGGTCTGGGCTGGCGTCCATTGCCAGGTGCGCCATCAGTTTGTGGGCGACCTGCTCGGCAGACTTTCCGTCCCACCCCTCGACGCCGTCGTCGTTCGCGTCGACATCGTCGCCCTTCTCTTCGTCGACGTCGTCTTCCTTTTCCTTGTCGTCTTCGTCTTCGTCCTCGTCGTCGGACTTCTCGTCGTCGACGTCGTCGTCCTTCTCTTCCTTGTCCTCGTCCTCATCGTCGGACTTCTTGTTCTTGTCCTCGTCGTCTTCCTTTTTGTCCGTGTCGTCGTCGTCCTGGCTGTCTTCCTTCGCCAGGAGATCAAAGGAGTGCGACAAGAGGCTGGCGACTTCGGACAGCGACGCAAGCTTGGAGGCCAGTTGCGTGCTGACGCCGTTTAGTTTGCAGGCCGAGGTCGCCGTGGAGGCGATCGACTTGAGCGCTGAGGCGGAGGTGCCAAGGTCCTTGGCGAACGCGGCACGCATCTCGTCGTAGTTCAGGCTGGACGCCGACTTCACGACAGCGGCTTCCGCTTCGGCCTCCGAAGCAGCGATCGTGGTGACAGTATGGTTGTGTGCGGCGGTCAGGATCGCTGCCACGTCCCCCGGAACGTCGGCTTCCGCCGTCAACGACTTGAGTTGCGCGAGCAGATTCTTGACGCTCTCCTTCTTCGCGACCGGAGTCGCGGCGGGAGGCGTCGCCGCAGGGGTCTCGGTCGGAGCCGGTGCTGCGGCAGGAGGCGTCTTGACGATGGTGTCGTCTTCTGTTGGCTCCACTTTTTTCTCCTTCTCGGGATGGATGTTGACCGTCAGGTGGATCGGGAGCCGACCTCCCGAAAGGAGATCGTAGCCGGACTTCACCGTGACCGGCTTGAGATCCCAGAGTTTCTGTCCCCAGGCCTTCATGTAGTCGGTGTGGAATTTTGCACGCGAAACCTGAGTGATGATCGCGTCTTCCTGCGCCGGAATCGTGACCAAGGAGGTTTCGGCGACATAGCACTTTTCGATCAGCCAGCCGTTCCGCCCCTCGTCCTCCCAGTGCTCCGAGTCTTGGTTGATGGACTTGAATACCTTTGGGCTAAATCCGATCGACAGACGGTACGCGCCCATCTCGACCAGGGGGGCGTTATCGGTCGCGAGCGGCGTGTCCGCCATCGACCAGTGATTCAGGACAAGGCTGTTGTTTTGCTGGAGAACGCCACACAGTTTCCCTACAGGCAAAGTGGGATTGTGGTGCAGCAGGAGAGCCTGATTCGGATCGAACTCGGCTCCCGCCGGTTCGACGACGTCGCCCTGGCGATCCTTGGTGCGTGAGGTTGCGATCCCCTCGAAGTCAAGGATCGAACCGGGTGTGAGGTCGTTGTCCTTGCGGCTTGGAGCGCCGAAGGATTTGGCGTTCTTGAGGCTAACCCCGCCCTTGACGATAGTGTCCTGATCGGTGTAGGTAAATCGGCAGGTCGCTTCACGCTTGGCGGATTCCCAGGCCTTCTGCGTCGTCCCGGCGACCGTCCACGGCGCTCCGCCAACACCCTCAGTGGCGGCAAAATACGCGATCGCCAGCCCGATCCCGTGACCGGACAGGTCGATCTGCGATGCGTATTTCTTCTGGATTGAGGCGAGCAAGGCCAGCAAATCCATAGCAACCCCACAAAAAAAGCCAGTCGCAATTTGCGGCTGGCTCCATTAAAGGTACCCCTGTCAAAATTCGACAGGATTACCCTATGTGGTTTTTTTTCGGGCGGTCTAAAATCGTCGCCCACGCTCGATTGCCTCCTGCAAGAGCGTGGCAAACGTCCGGTCCCGCCACTCCTGGTAGTCGGTGTTGCGGCTAGATTGAGACACGCGCCAGACTCCGAACGCGTACAGGACGACGGCTTGGCGCGGCATTGCGGTAGCCGGAACGAATGGTGGAGCGTAAGCTTTCGTTTTCTGCTCACCCTGGTCCGCTTTCTCTCCCGGCGCATGGGACAGTTGGTTTTTCATGTACGATGTCGGGAGTCCGCGAAAATCCGGGTCCCAGTCTACAGTGACGTGGTCGCCGCGAATCCTCGCGATCCTTCCGGTTGCGCGTCCATGCACCCCGAACGCAGTCCCCGTGTCCGTCAAAAATTTGACGGACAAACAAACCCGGTCGTTTTTCTTCACTGGAATTTCCTTTCTAAAGGTTGACGACTTGGCGTCCCGCCTTGCCGTCGAGAATTAGATTGACCTCGACCTGGATCTCGTCCAGGAGGTCTTGAAGACGACGCTGACGATACTGGTGCTGGGCTACCGCAGACGGAAACAAGCCTGGCTCCAGGTAGTAGTCACGCCCGTTAGGAGCCGACTTTCCCAATGCCTCCTGAGCCGCCTGGATCGCTGCGTAGGCGACTTCCAGGTCCTCAAGGAGGCTTTCCTTGCTCGTCCCATTCAGGTGGACGTACGGGGCGATGACGATCACTTGCTTGCTCACTGCTCGCCTCCAAACCACGCGATGCGGTCGGATTCGAGCGCGTCGTCAAGGGCGGTGTAGATTCCGTCCCGGATGCGCTGCCGCAGGATTTCGATCTCGCTCTCCGTCTCCCGGATTGCCTGATCCAGAGTCATCCAGCCCGGGACGCCCGTGGAGTCGCCGGACTGGAGTGTCTCAAGCTGCTTTTCCGCCTCAGCGAGGAGACATGGGTAACTGTCCACTTGCTTCAGGTGCTCGTACATGATCGTTCTCCCTATTGTCCGACAGTTTCAAGTTCTCGCTTGGTGCCGAACTCTCCGTTTCCCAGGTAATACTGATCACATCCAAGGCATTGCATGCCAAGGTGCGGTTCCGCCGTCACAGGGACGTCCAGGCCCTCGACGCCAAACCCTTCCGCACAGCAAAGGCAACGGAAGTCGCTGAAAATCACATAGCCGTAAACCTTGCTGCACTTCATGATCGGCTCCCGATAAAACCTCTTGCCTCGACACAATAAATATACACCAGTTATTGAGTTTTGACAAGAGGTTTTTTGGATTATTTTCCAATTCGCCGAACAATTTCCGGTCGATACAAGGACCGGACACACACCTCGCAGGCGTGATAGGTTCGCAGCCCGTTGTCCTTTACGACCAGGACTGCGACCTTTTTTTTGCAGCAGGCACAAGAAACCTTTTCGACACGATTCATGCCTTTCTCCGTTTACGCAGCCACCAGGACGCGGCTCGCGCGAGCCGCAGCAACCAACGCCTTGAACTTGGCTTCCAGGGTCTTGCGGAGCGGCAAGCGATCCTCGACACCGCGATGCTCGCCGGTCTCCGTGAAGTAGTGATTGACTATCGCCAGGCGATAGTCGGCAACCTGTTCTTGCAGGTGGGTGACGTCGGCTTCAGTCAGGCCGGTCGGCAAGGTGTTGGCGTGGCGAGCGGCGAATTGTTCACGGGTCAGTTCGTGGCGAGGGGTCGTGTTCATGGTCGGCTCCAGGTTAATTGTTTCGTTCGCGTCTGTAATTACTATATCGGTGTTACATAGTTTTGACAATAGCATTTTGGGAAAAAACCAAAAAATTATTTGAACCGCTTTTTCCCGGCAAAAGTCGCGGTCCGCCAGTCGGACTGCCGCGCGATCCGTCGGCGCGACTGACGCCTGCTCCGCCTGGAGTCGGATCGTGCCGCCTGACGAATCAACGACACCAGGACGACGGCGCACGCCGAGAACACGGACAGCGTCAAGACGGCAACAACGACTGGCTCGATCATCGGAATTTCCTGGTCAGTTTTGAACGCCTGACAACACCAACAACCTCGCCGTTTCGGAAAATCGCCTCGACGTGAACGGTCCCCCACTGCCTCTTGTCGCGCCGAGACTCGTGCTCATCGACCAAAAACTGCGAGATCGACGAGAACGCATCCGTGTAGGGGATTACTTTCTCTTCGGCCCCTGGCTCCGCCTGGCGTGCCGCTCCCCGGGCGACCTCGAAATCGATCTCACTGTCTGTGATGGAGCCGTCCACGTAGAACAACTTGGCGCTGACGTGTCCGCACAAGCGACGGTCCCGGAATACCGAGCCGCGCATCGAAAAATGGTCGGCGACGACCGCAATCGCAGTGTGAACCAGCGCCACGCTTAGGCTCCATAGAAGGTGATGTTGGCGACCGCACTTCCGGTTACCTCGATGATTTTGATCCGCCAGAGTGGCCCGTAATTGTAGAGCAGACTGTTCTGCTGCGTGCTCGCCGCCGCGACCGGGAGAAGCTGGCCGACGCTTGCGGTCGGTGCGATGCCGTCGTCACGCCAACGAATGGCCTGAGTCTCGCACTGGATCATCGCGTAGAGCGCGTTGGTCGGGATCCCGTAGGTCGAATCGACCTCGATCCAGTAGGCGGAGGTGCTGGAAGGCGTGTTGCCGGTTCCCGCGACCACGCACGCCCAGGTCTTGGAGTTGTAGGTCACCCTGTCGGCAACGGCGTACGCGGTCCCGGCGTTGTACGCAGCCGCCGAGGCGAGAAAGCCGATGCCAACGGCGGACGACAGCGAGGTTTTCTTGTAGAACGCGATCGCGCGCATAGGTTTTTTCCCTTACTTCCAAAAGAGAAGCATCTCTTCGTCTTCGTTCGCTCTTTTCTTTGTAGAAGGTTGAGGAATAGGCGATCGATTTCTTGGCCTTGGCAGCGACATTCCAGGCGCGTGATACGGTGTAGGCGTGTCCGCGTACTCGACCTCCACGGCTGGCGCGGACGATCCGCCTCCTCCCATTCTCAGGCCAGGAGCGATCAGCCCGAGCAGCGCCATTGCCTTCTCCTTTACTTGTACATGATATTCGCGATCACCTCTCCAGCCGTAACGCTTCCCGTGTCGTTGTCGGCGTACGCAGTGGTCGCGCGGATTCCGATCGCAGTCGAAAACTCGATCCCGTTCGTAAATTCGACCGCAACCATGCCGGACCCGGCTGCGTTGCCAGGGACCATCAGCGTCAGAACTGGAGTCGAGGCGCTCGTTGGTGATGCGGCGTTATAGATCTTTACATAGCGTGCAGAGGCGTTGGTGTTCGTGAGAATCCATCCGAACACCTGCCCGGCGCTGCCCTTGACCTGGGTCGCTCCCTGATTGGCTCCGGAAAAATCAATCACGCGAGATACGGATAGACCGCCAGACGTGGCTGGCTTCTGCGTGACCGGCACGGCAGCCTGGTCGGTTGCTATGGTGGTACGCAGTGTTCCCGACGTCGTGGAACCGGCTCCGGTCGCGATCGCGTTTCCGTTAAACTGCGTGAGGCTCGTGACCGTGGAGACCGTGGTGACAGCAGCGAGCGTCTGTGTGGCAGCGATCTCGACGGCACCGATCGTGACGCCGCTGTTGGCAGCCAACTTGCCGATCGCATTGCTTCCAGCTGGCAGCGCGCTGGAAATGGTCACTGCTCCCGTATTGCAAGCGGTGACCTTGGTGTTGAGCGCCGACAAGGTCGTCTCAGTGGAAGCGCCTGTCGGCAACGGCAGCGAAGCCGCGCTAACCGGCTGCGTTGCCTGCCAGAAAGTTCCTGTGACGCCGACTGTCTGTCCAGCAGCAATCTCGACCGCACCAACGGTGACACCAGGATTAGACGCGAGCGTGACTGCACCGGTGTTGCATGCGGTAATCTTGGCGCTAAGCGCGGAGAGCGTCGCCTCGGTGGACGCTCCCGTCGGCAATGGCAGTGAGGCGGCGCTGACCGGTTGCGTCGCCTGCCAGAAGGTTCCTGTGACTCCAACCGTCTGTCCAGCAGCGATCTCGACGGCACCGATCGTGACGCCGGAATTGGATGCGAGTTTTCCGATCGCGTTTCCGCCCGCCGGAAGCGCGCCAGAGATGGTTACCGCTCCTGTGTCGCAAGCGGTGACCTTTCCGTTCAGCGTGGAGAGCGTCGCCTCGGTGGCAGCGCCGGTTGGAAGTGGCAGCGACACCGCACTGATCGGCTGCGTCGCTTGCCAGAAGGTGCCTGTGACTGCCACGGAGCCCGAGACGCCAACAGTCCACGATCCGCTCTGCGTAACCGCAAGCGTCGCGTTGGTGATCCCGACGCTCCACACGCCGGATTGTGCAGCCAGGAAGCCGGACGGAAAGTTCGTGACGTCGACGCCGACGTCAATGGACGCCAGCAGAGACGCTAGCGTCGCTTCTGTGGCAGCGCCTGTCGGCAACGGAAGCGAAGCTGCACTAATGGGCTGCGTCGCCTGCCAGAAGGTGCCTGTAACCGCAAAGACGGCTCCGGAGGCGGGCGCAATCGGCAGGCCTGTGGACGGAGTCACCTCAACCAGGACGTTCGCGCCGGGGGCGATTGTCGTAGCGTAGCTCACGACGTTCGCGGGCCACTTGACACCGTCCGCGTCAGCGAGGTCGCGGATCAGATCGCCTTCGCCAACGGCTGCGGACAGCCTTGTGTTGTCTGACGCCATTTCAAGCTCCCATGCCAGTCAGCATCAATGACGAAGCTCTCGCAGCAGACGCAGGCTTTCCAAGCACGGTTCGCACGAACGGACTCCAGCTTCTGACCGGAGGTCCTGGAGTGAATATCGGCGGCACCGAGCTTGCCTGACTCAAAACAACAGGATATCGTCCTGACGGAGCCTGGTTGACAACAGCGAGCCGGGATGCGGTCAGGCCGGAAATATCAAGAGGGTTCCAGAACACTATGCTTTCAGGCCGAACCTGCATCGGATGCGCACCGCCCTGAAGAGCAGCAATCTCGCCGTCATTGAGCGCGGCAGCCCACACGGTTGCGTGCGCGATAGCTCCCGCGTGCGACAAGCTGGTTGTGTCTCCTGAGCCGATAAAAAGCTGCGGGGACGCTGGGCTTACCGTGATGGCAGACCCATTGGTAGCCTTGGCGACTCCGGACATGTAGGCGGCACGCGACGAGGAAGTTGTAAACACGGCAGCGGCATGACGCCAGACCGTTCCTGTGCTTGACATGGACGAGATTGCGGAGGTCGTTGCAGCGCCAATGCCGCCGACGCTATTTCTGGAGTAAGCGTTCATTGTCCACGCGCCGCCATAGTTCAAGTTCAGGATCCAGGTGTTCGCGAGCCCGTTATCGCCAACGCGAATCAAGCCTCTTTGCGAGGTCAGGTTTGACGAATTGGTGAACCAACAGGCAAGCGTCAGCGGCTCCGACGCATAAGTAAACGACGCCGAATAACGGTTGTTGAAGTTGTCAGGAAACCAGATTCCCACAAATCACCCCGTGTACTGTCCATAGACGCCCTGATACAGCGCGGAGTGGTTTCCTCCGGTCGTGTCCAGCGTTCCTCCGGTCCGGTTTTCGATGATGATTCCCCAACTTGCAGGAATGACTCCATTGAACGCCTTGCTGACCGAAAATGGCCCGGCATAGTAAGTCGTTGCGTTCGCGACCGCGCTGATCGTTCCGATCCAGAGCGCGTTGGTCGGACTCGTCAAGGTGATGGCAGCGTCGCTCGCCCCGGCATTCTCGGTCCGGATCGATCCGTCCACGGACCCGTAAACGTACACATTCAGATATCCGGTTGTCGCTGTCCCTGACGCGCCCGTCTTGATCTTCAGGAACACCAGCACCTCATTAAAAAGGTCCGTGGTGTTGTCGATCGCCGTGGACTGTCTGGCCGAGGCGTTCGCTAGGCTGGCGATCGTGATCGTGAAGGCCTGTCCGGATGTCCCGAATTTTTGCTTTAGATCTCCTGCCACAATGCACTCCTCCGCGCGTCAGCGATCATCTCGTGGGTCACAGTGACGCCAACGCCAAGGACCTTCTCGGCGCGAGTCCCTCTCCTCTTGAGCATGGCCGCAATCGCCTGAGACGTGAAGACTCCGTCGTTGACCGCCTCCAGAATCAGCCGCTGCATGACAGGGTCTGCGGTGTCGATCTCGTCCTCGAACCCACCGGTCACCATGATGAGGCGGTCCCATTTCCTTTGGATCGCCTCCGTCTTTTCGTGCAGCGTCAACGCAGCCAAGGCCATCGCCTTTGCGACGACCTTTTTGCTGATGAATCGAACAGAGATCTCCTCCCTGTCGGGCGCGTTAAGGAAGGCAGCCACGTCGCCGTCCTGCATCGAGGCGTACCCGACGCCAAGAGGATCCAGCTTCAGTTCCTCGGCAAGTTTTCTGACGTCCATGGTTACTCCGACGTCTCGATTGATTCGGTACGCACGATATTTCCATCCGCATCGCGGATTGGTGTCGTCACCGTTTTTCTATCGGGCAGGTCGAGTGACACCTGGACTTCTGCTGGCTGGACGTTCACAACCGCTGGCGGAGGAGCCTGGACGTCCACCTTCACCTCGGGTGCGGCAACATTGACGACCGCTGGCGGAGGTGCCTGGACGTCCACCTTCACCTCGGGAGCAGCGACGTTCACCACGGGAGGCTGGATCTCGACCTTGGGTGGCTCGACGTTCACGATCGGTGCCGCGACGTTGACGACCGGTGCTGGCTGGGCGTTGGTTACGTTCACGATCGATGCGTCCTGTTTCGGAATCACGATCTCGGGCATGTGGATCGTTGGCCCGCCGACACTCACGGACGGCGCTGGCGGCGTGCTGGGCTGCGTGTTAGTCACATGCACGCCGGGCATCGAGATATTGATCGGCTGAGCCTGGCGCTCGGACGCCATTTTGGTGACCATGGCCTTCAGTTCCTCGATCTCCCTGGACAGCGACTTGACCGCATCGGGCTGGGACGCGGGAGCCTTCGGCTCGCGGTAGATGGACGGGTCAATGTTCGGCGCGTTTTTGCGGTGCGAGGGTCGCGTCAATTTTTTGACGCTCTCGACGTAGACGCCCACCGCATGGCACCGGCAGCCGCACCGCTCGGACGCGGGAAGCTCCGGGTCTCCGGGATAGTCGCACTCGTATCCGCCCACGACGAACTTCTCGTGCAAGCCGATCGGACCATCCATCGCCACGGACAAATGGGTCGGCCTGACCCGATCGTCCATCATGTGGACCCACTGCCGTGCGTTGATCAGGCCGACCTCGGCGAGGTGATCCTGGCACGCACGACTGCCCGCACCAGCCGCTGCGGTGTTCTCGGCCCGCGCAATCGTCGCCGCATGCGTCTCGCAGGCCGAGGTCGAGAACACAGCACGCGTGACAGCGTCCGCGATTTCCTTCGTAGGAATGGAGTCAGCGCACGCCTCGATCGCGTTCTTGATTTTGTCCTTGACCGTCTCAAGAACCGAGACCGCGCGGAACTTGCTGGCGATCCTGTCGGCGGCGCGACGCACGACGTCAGCGATCGCCTTGGGCAGCGCCATGATGCGACCGAACAGGCCCTTCTGCATGAGCCCGTCGATTCCGCCGTGGTCGACCTTCCGTGGTTGATGGACGTTCCATTCGATCGTTGCTGCCGCAATGGCTGATCGCAGCAGGTGCGGCCTGATCGTGTCCGTGAGCTTCTCTGACCACTCGCTGCTGTGGACGATCATGTCCACCAGTGCTGGTGTGATCACGCTCGACGATCGCGCGTGCGTCCGGATCTGCTCGCCAACCTCGACGCCCATGCGTGTGAAAAACCCCTGGAGCGCCTCGACCATCTGTGCTTCGGTCTTGGCGACATGTTTGTCAACCATGCGCGCGTGCCCGGCGGCTCCGATCTGGGAGTGCCAGGACTTGTGGCGGATCTTGTTCCGTTTGGCGTGCTTCTTCTTGTCTTTCGCGTCGCTGCTGCTGTCGCTCTCGTCGTCGTCCGAGTTCGGAACATCAAGGTCATCCGTGAACTGAAGCGACGGGTCAGGAGCGAAGCCGTTCTCGGATCTCCACTCGCTCAACGTCATGTCGCACCCTTCGCGTGGCTCCATACCGCGCTTGAGACGCCACTCGTTAATCGTCATGGTGTCTCGATCGACCATAGACGTGTCTGCGTTAAGCTCGTAATCCTCGTCCACGGCGACGCAGGACTCGATCCAGACCAGCAAGCTTTCGTCGCGGACGCCGTCGTCAAACATCGGCGCGATCTTGTTCGTCAATGCCTCCGAGAACATCGCGATGCGCGGATTGATGACGATGTCGTAAAAGTGCTTCTTTGCGACCACGGAGCCCGCACGATTGGCGTTCTGCATGTCCCCCAGGATCATTGGCGACACGCCCCAGCACTGCGACAGCCTCTCCTTTGATGCCTTGCTTGAGTTCAAGAAGTCCATCTCGACGATGGACGACGTGATCTTCTTGACGTCCTTGATGAAGCCGTCCAGGACGATTGGATTGTTGTAGTTCTTGGCTCCACGCCACTCCTGGTTGAGCGTGTTGACGATCTGGGCGCGCTGTTCGACCGTGAGGATTGGCGTGACGTCTGGACCTTGCAAGCCCTCCTGGCCAGGCATCTTGCCGACAATTACGGCGAGCCCGGGATTGTGGCCATTCAGGTGCGCACGCCGCTGGCTCTCCTCGATATTCTCGTCGACACTGACCGTGCGATCCAGCGCCTGCATCGGCGACAGCGGCATCGCCGGATTGCGCGGGTCCGGATAGTAAAACATCGCGATCTCTTCACCGGGAACATCGAAGGGAATCGCGAAGCCTTCCGGTGTCAGCTTGTAGGAGACGAACAGCTTGTCACCGCTGTGGACCGGCTCGACCCAGTTCGGAGGAATCGGGTAAACTTCCAGGCCCTCGGTTCCGTCGTCGCTCTGGACCTTGCGGAACCACCAGTACGCGACTCCGCAAAGCTCAAGGCAGGTGAACGTGCAGGTGATCAGCGCGAACTTCCCCATCAGGGGATTGGGCCGCGCCATCAGGAGGTTGAATGGATGGTCCGGCACCAGCTTGACGTTGCTGCGCCGTGGAAGACTCTTCGGGATGAGCGCCTGCATGCGTAATTGCTTGGCGCGTTCTCGCAGGCGTCGCCGCTTCCACTGCTTGAGGTGCTGCTTTGACTTGTTGACGAGCCTGCCAGGACCAGACCATTTTTGCTTGCCGGACCGAGCCTGGCCGACCATGATTGGCTGACCGGCGATCGTGTTGGCGATCGTCCGCACAATCGAGAAGACGTAGCCGATATTGTGGCGTAGCTGCTCGGAGCAGCGCGTCATCGCGTCGCCGCGACCGAGATGTGCTGAAAGACCGGAAGACGCTCCGCCGAAGGCCTGGACGTGCTGGTGTCGAGACTGCGAAGCCCGACGACGCGATCGCTCGACTGCCTTCGCAAACTCGCTGGCCATTACTCTTCTCCGCTCTGACCGGTATCCGGGATGCGCGCCAGATAACCGGAGGTTTCTGCGCGAATCCTCGCAACGATCCGCTCGTGCATCTCGGTGATTGTTTTGACCTCGTACTTGAGCGCGTCGCAGTCGAATGCGTGCTTGGCACGCTCACGCTCTGCTTCCTCGCGTTGAGCCGCAAGCTCCGCTCTCAACTCCGCGACCTCGGACTTGGCTGAGGCAAGCTGGGTGCCTAGAGACGCGACCTCGGCGCGGAGCGTCGCCTCGGTCGCCGTCTCGTCTCTGGACTCAAAAAACAAACAGCGCAGACGCCAAATTACGGAACGGAGCCGAAATTCATGCGTCTGCGCCGGTGGCTGGGTGTCGCTCATGGATCCCCGTGGTGTGGTCCTGAAGCTTACGAGAGACGCATGACATTCAGGTGCGCGTTGTTGATGGTCACCGTCGGGGTGCCCGAATCACTTTCGAGCGTAACGTCCAGGGCAACGGACGTCTGGAGCGCGCCGGACGCGCCGCTGAAGCCGGTCGTGGAAGCGGCGGGCATCGTCGAGATCGTGCCGGGCGAGTCGGACTGGCTGACGGGCACGATCGCAACAAACGACATGGTGTTTTTGGCGTTCGACCCGGCCCAGCTAAGCTGAGCCATCGCGCCAGCGACCGCGCTACCGTTCTTGCGCAGGCGAGCGGTGATGATTTTTGCGGTGTCGGTTTCGCCGACGATATCGAACTGCACGAGGTACGTGCCCGGCGAATTCACCTTGACCCGGTTGTTCGCCTTGTCGGGCTGGACCGCCGGGTCGCCAGCGTCTCCGGTATTCGTCTTGTTGCTGCCGGTGGATGCGTTCCACAGGTTGAACAGCGCGGCAGTCGAGCTAAGCGCCTGCGTGCCCGACCCGGCTGCGATTTCGATTCCACCAAAAGGGATGCTGATCATCGTTTTGCTCCGTTTTTTTACTGTATCCAGGGAACAGGTTAGTAGTGAGTCTACGGACTCTCGAAAACGGTTTGTCAAATTTTTGACGCTCGCCGTTTCTCAATCTCATCCCGGACCATCCTCAGTGACTGGAGCGAGATCTGCTGGATGCGCGGAACGGACCGGTCGTAGATCGCAGCGATCTTGGTGTAGCTGAGCCCGTAAAAATAGTGCAGATAAAAGATCTGTGCGTGCTTCGGCCTGAGGATCTCGTTGACGATGTCCGCGATCTCCTGAGCCTCCTGGAGGTTCTCGTGGTTGGTCGGCTGCCTCCGGAAGTCGGTGTCAAAGTCTTCGCCGGGAATTACATAGTGGGTCGCGCCGGACCGGATCTGCTTTTTCAGATTAAGCGACTTGATTTTGCGTGCCCGGCTGACGTCGTCCCGCGTCTTCTGTGATTGCGCGTTGTACGTAACCTCGATCGTGCTCCGCGAGGTGGCCACGTAACGAATCATCTCCCGGTGCCCGATCAAGCCAAGGTAGGAGATCGGGCGGACTCCACGGTCCGGGTTGAACGTGTGGAATTTTTCGAGAATCTTCGTGAGACCCATCTGGACAAGGTCGTCGGCGTCAACGTGGAATTTTCTGCTGAGACTGTAGGCTCGCAAAAGCAGAAACGGAATCATCGACTCGACGACTCGATTCTTGGATGCTTCGCAGCCCGCGAGTGCCTTGCGCACAAGGCAAGCTTCCTCATCTTTTGAGTAGCGAGCATACGCTTGGAACTTCTTGAATTCGGGGTCGGTGTAGCCCATGTGAGGTGCTATCGCTCCTTTTTTTTGGTGCCCTGTTCTTGGGCTGCGTGCATCAGCACCAGCCTGCGCAGCCAGTCGGCACTGCGCTTCAAAAAAGTCAATCGAGTGCAGGCCATCTCGATCAGGTCGTACTGATCTCCGCGAGAAATACGGATAGCGAGAAAGCCGAGCTTCTTGAACATATTGAGCGTCTCAAGGTCACGCTCGTCGACCATCGCAACAATGCGCGGACACTGGCGCGTCAATCTCCCAACCAGATGCGCCATAATGCGCTCTTCCGGATGAATCGGGTCGTAATCCTGGTCGACAACAAACCGCGCCAGCAAGATCTCTGTCTTTGTTTTGACATAGGCAACGAACCCTCCAAGGTTGCCGTCAATTCTTAGGGTCCGCATGGACATTTCTGGCCACGACGACTCCAAAGAGATCTGCTCCTGCGACAAACAGGCGTCGCCATCCATGGTGGCGTTAATCAACATGCAGACCTCGGGGATATCGGCCCGCACAAGCTTGTTGATGCTGATGTTCACTGGCGTCCTCCAAAAAAACAGGCAGCGACTGGAAGGGTCACTGCCTGTTTTAACTTGCCGTCCTGGCGTCGAGCCCAAATGCCGTTACCGAACCAGAACGAACGCCCTGTTGGCGCGGTTGTTCACGACGACGGCTCGGTTGCCATTCACGACGACGGCTCGATTCCCGCCGACGACGACGGCTCGGTTGAACAGGAAGCCGCGATTGCGAACCACCACGAGGTTCGGGTTAGCGACGGCGACCGCACGACTGAAGCCGAAGGCCTGAGCGCCGAAGACCGGCTGAGCGAATACTGGAGCGCCGAACACGGGCACGCCGACGACCGGCTGGCCGACCGAGAACGCGAACGACGGAGAAGCGAAGCCGAAGGCGACATGCTGGGCACGCGCGGACTGCGGAATCGCGAACAACGCGAACGCCGCAAAGGCCAGAGCAAGACAGAACGATTTCATGGGTACACCTCTCAAAGTTAGATTGTGATCTCGTTTCGCGAACAACCTAGTTCGCGAAAAACAACTGCATCTCGGCAGGCGTCAGGGGGGTCCCTGCGGCCCCCGTCTCGGTGCGCGGCATACGCTTCCGCGCATCGTTCGTCAACAAAGACTCCCACACTTTTTCCTTCTGTGCGCGGGAAAATTGCAAATAATTTGCCAAATCGATCCCGCCCTCTTTGCGGGCTCCACTGTGGCACGCTGCACATCGGTCGCCGATCAGCGACTGCAATGCCTCGACGCTCGACGAACCGCCTGCCTTGGGCTGCTGGGGCTGCTCCTGGGGCTTCTGTGCGGGCGGAAGCGGAACGTGCCCCTGGACGTTCACGTTGGTCTGGACCGTGTTTGGACCGTTGAGCGCCCGCAGGATCTGTTCAGCGGTCTGGCCCTTGGCGAGGATCTGGGCCAGAGATGCAGCGTCCCTTCCGGCCTGTCCGACCAGTTGACTGTGACCACTGAACGCGTCGCCAGCCAATTTTTGCGCGCCCTGAGTCAATTGGGCGGACTGCTGGTACAGTTGGTTCAGGTTGGTGTCGCCGTACATGGACGCCAAGCTCTGGTAGCTGTAGCTGTATGGCGTTGTCGCATTGGCACCGAACAGGGGAAGCTGACCGTATCCGCTCCCGTACGTGCCCTGCTGGAACGAATACTGCTGCCCCTGAATACCGAGCGACCGCAGCGTCGCCAGGTAGGCTGCGTAGTCGTCCCGCGCCTCGGCGTACTTGATCGCGTCGCTCTTCCAGTTCGGTGTGTACGGAGGAGGCGTCACGGGGGCTGGCGCGGCGGCGACCGGCAGCGTCACGCGTGCGTACTGGTAGTAGCTGGTCCCCGCGACGTAGCAGCCGTTGACGAACCGCGCGGGCGTGGTGATCAGCGTCCGGGTGTAAGGGTCGGTGTAGCCCGGGTAGTACCATAAACCGCCACGGAACGTGTATCCGTCCGCATTGACGAAGCCATCCACAAAGTGATCGGGGTGCCCTGACGTCGGAGTCGAGACCAGGAATACAAACGCGAGCAGAACCAAACCAAGAACGCGCATTACTTGCCTCCTCGTTGACTGATTCTTGTGGCCATGAAACTGTATGTCAGATCGAAGTCTGGACGCATCACTGTGATTCCGACGAGCAGCGCCGCGATACGCGGATCCTCCGGAACACGCCCATTGACAATTAAATTGACCGGCGGGAGTAACGCTCTCAACTTCTTGGCCGAGTTTGCTCCGTCCGGTTGATGGCCGAGTGCAATCAGCGCTCGGCTGGCGTCAATCTCGTCGTACCAATACTGCTGAAACACAGACGACAGATACTGGCCGCTCACCTGGACCGTATCGGTCTGGTCGGCTCGGGCTGCCTTCCACGGTCCGGTGGCACGCAGGATCGCGGACGCGTAATCGTCGCGCCCGCGTGGCAGCAGCTTCCGCTCGACGTCGCCCGCGTAAAGACCGGATAGCCGAGAGACATCATCGATGTTGCGCTCGGGGAAAATGTCGAGCAGATTCCCCAGCAGGCTCTTGGCGTCGTTCCGACAGAACCGCCAGCCGCCTTCCTTGGCGTGGCACCGGATGCATCCGATCGCCGCTTGCAGACGCGTGCTATGCGGCGCGGGAACGGTGTGATCGACCGCGATATCCGGCGGAACCTCGTCTTGCCGTTTGCCGTTTCCATCGAACAGGGCGAACCCGTGCAATCCATTGGATTTCTCGAAGATCGTCTCCCGGGCAGCGTCCTTGAACTTCAGCAGATTCATGACCGGGTGGACTCCGATATCGACGTCCTCATGGCGGAGGTCGTGCGTCACGCTGATGATCGACTGCGAATCCAAGCCTGCCAAGGTCCGCAAGAAGTCAGCGCGCCGTGGACGTCCGGTGACACCGCTCTTGAACATCGCGACGCGCTGGTCGCTCCGGAGCCGCTCGAACACCTTCTCGGCAGTGATGCCGCTCTTGACGTCGCCGACTCCCAGCGACTCAAACAGATTGTCCTCGTCGGTGCCCTTGGCGTTGTTGGTTTTCAGGCCGATGAAGTCGTAATAGAGCCCGCCGTAGATGGTCTTGTAGACGCCCTTGTCCTGGATGGTCGATAGCGATCGCACAATAAAGTATCTGGCGTTCACAATTGGCGCGAGCGATCCGGTCTCCTGTGCGAGGATCGCGAATGCCTTCTGATTCAGGTGCGGCGAAACCACCTGAAGCACACCTTCCTTGATCTCGTTCACTTCCTTGTCCTGCCAAACCCACTTCTGCGTGAAGGTCTGGTCGCCTTCCTTGTAGGGCGGGCAGTCCACGAGTACCTGCTCCTTAACCTTGACGACTGGAATGATCGCCTTCGAGAACGCCAGCGTGTCCTTGGTCAGCAGCAGACTGAAGGACGGATCGAATCTTAGTTCCGACCACGCGCGACGCAAGTCTCCAAGCTCAGCGTCCCGAGCGACATACTGACGCAGATCCACACGCGCGAGCGACGCGTCCACCGGAACCGGCCTGGCGATCAGGCTCGACCGGCTTAGGTAATTCATCGTAAGCGACGTCGCCTGCAAAAGCTCCTTGCTCTCATCCTCAATCCAGACGTAGCGCATGAACTGGCGATCGTGAATCGGAATCGACAAGATGTCCTTGACGGCGAGCGCCAGGGGTTTGTTTTCCCTGGCGCTCGCAACGCACGGCAGCACGAAGCAGAGCAGGGCAGCCACGAATCGAAAACGCATCGAGCACCCCTAGTTGAAGCGAAACTCTTTCACGTAGACGCCGTCGTCCGAGCCGAATCCGGACAGCGTGATTGTTTTACGGCTCGGCTGCGGGGCCGGTTGCGGTTGGGGGCTCGGCTGAGGCGACGGCTGCGGACGCGGTGGAATCGGCAGCGCGTTGACAACCCAGAAGTCGCCGGACAGATCGGATGATGTCGCGTAGTCGTAGGGAATCCAGAACGATCCAGGGACGCCGTTGATTTCGATTCCCCAGCCCTCCCAGTGATTCGTCGCCGCGAAGCTCTGCCTGGCGTCGTCATAGCCAAACAGCACGACGTCGTGACCGCCAAGCGGGGACTCTCCTCGCGCGGGCATCGGAAGGATCCCGGACTTCGCCACGGCTTCCGTCTGTGCCGCCGGGAAGACGTCGAATCCGAAAAGGATCGGGATGCCGGACGCGATCGTGCCGCGCATGTGCTCCAAGTCTTGACGGACGGCGGCATAGTTTGTGATCGGGCTCTGCGCCGCATCCGCGAAGGCTTCGTCGGGTGGCTTCTGCCGGAATCGCTGAGGAACGTAGGGCCAGTAGGTCGCCTCGCAGTAGCCACTCTTGTTGACCGCCTTCAGCATGGCGCGATTGTTCACGCCGCTGTCGACGTTCACAGTCCCTTGCAAGGACCGCGTGACGTAGTAGGTGAAAAGCACGGACGAGTGCTCGACGGTCATGTCCTGAACCTTCATCAGGTACATGAAGACCTCGTCCAGGCTGCACGGTCCGCACGATCCGAGCGGACCCTGGATCATGCGGCCTGGCAGGTCGAGAATCTTTTTCGATGGCGCGCTGGCCATCATTGCCCGCATGGGTGTGAACTGAAAGTCGCGCGGGTCGTCCTCCTGCCAGATGTACCCGAGTGGGAAATTGAAGTCCATTTGGTCTCCGATTGTAAAGAGAAAGACTGCCGCCAAAGAGCAGCAGACAGTTGCCAGAAAAATTACTTATTGCCCTTTCGTTTCGTCGCACTCCGCGCGGCCTTCTAGGCTGACCGCCGACTGCCGGTGAATTTCACCAAGCACCTGCTCGTACTGCTTGATTTTGATGTTGGCGTCCACAAGCTTGTCGACGTGTGAGCTACACTCTGCCCGCAGCATATCAAGCTCCTCGCAGTAGCGTTCACGTTCTTTGGATAACTTGTCATCAGCCAGGCTACGCATCTGGAGCCTTCCGATTAGAAGACCAGCAGCGAACACAGCGATCGAGATCATTGCCACAATCATGACGGCTGCCTTTCTGTTAAAGCTCCAGAATTTCCTTGACATCCTGGTGAATATTGGTGATTTGCTTATCCAGTCTTTCCAGGCGAATCCTGCGTATGTCACGCTCCGCATCAGCGTTGATGGCCCGCAGTTCGATCGCGTTGTACTGCTCAAGCAGGCGTTCGCGCTTCTTCTGCTCGAATTCCACGTCCTTATTCGCCTTGTCAAGCTCAGGCAGCATCGACACTCGCCCGAGAAGCACTCCGACCGAAAAGGCAGCGAGAGCGATGACAATCCCAATGAGCATGCGGTTCTCCTTGAAAATCTGAGCCTTCAGAAAAAACACCTATTGACCTTTCGTTGAGTCATCGTATGCAGTGACGGAGTGCTTAATGTGATTGCAGTCGCCAGACCCGCCTGCCGAGTAAACGCGAAGCTCGATTCCTGCCCCTTGAACCGCAAGCCTGGCGACTCGCTCGACTTCTTCAAGGGCCTCCTTGCGCTTGGCCAGTTCGAGTTGAGCCGCGAGTAGCTTGTCGTTGCTGATACGATTCTCGTTCCGCAAGGCGTCAAGCTCCTTGCAGAAGTGCCGCCGCTCTGCGTCGAAGCTGCACTCCGCTTCGGCGCGTGCGTTGTGCTTCTCCAGGTCGATATGCGAAAGCATCAGAAGCCGACCGGCAACGACTCCCAAGGCAAAGGCACACAGAACAAAGAGCAAAACAACAAAACCAATAGAACTCATCAGTATCTCCTTGAAAAGCAAGCCATAACCAGGCTTATTGGTTCACCTCGCCACCACGTCGCTGTCGACGCCGCGTGTCAGGTCGGCGATGGTTTCGCGCAAGGACTTGTTCTGACTCATGTAGTCATTGCGCTCCTGAATCGCGGCATCGAGCCGTCTTGCAGTTTCCAAGCGTTCTGCTTCAAGCCGGTCTTTTTCCGCCTTGTAGTGGCGGGCTTCTTTGATTGCCTGCTGGTACTTGAATGCAATGTTTTCCGCGTCCCGAAGAGTGCAAACGACTCCAAAGATGATGATGCCACCGATAGAAGTCAGCGCAACAACCAAAAAGACAATATCGACCATTACGAGGTCTCCTTTTTCTCGCAGCCAGCCAGTTAAACGGTTACTGCTTATCAATAACAGATTCGCGTGTAAAGCTGACGAGCGCATCACACAGGATGTGATACTTGCTCTTGAATTCGTCACGCTCCCTAGTCGCAGCTTTCAGGTCGCGGGCGCACTCGCCTTGTACTCGAACCATGTCGAAGTATTCGCGCTTCTGCTCAGCAACCTGTGCCTCGGCGTGGAGCACGCGCTGGCGAAGCTGCTGGATCTCTACGTTTGACGCTTCGAGGCTGCGACGCGTCAACACGAGACATACAGAAAATCCAGACGCGAACGTGTACACGACCGCGAGACAGATCAAAAAAACCATCATGCAAAAACTCCTTGGAATTACTTCCGCTTCCTCACGACCCACCATCCATTTTCCCAGTCCCACTGGAGCGTCTCGATATCGCGAAACGCAGACTCAAGAGACTTCAGTCGCTGCTCGACGTCCGGCGGTCCGGCGACTTGCTTTTGCTTGACGCGTAGCATGGCCTCCACGGCGTCGAGCCTCTCCGAGAGAAGGCCGATGCGATTTGATCCGGCGTCCTCGGCGTTTGCGAGCCGACGCGACGTGTCCTGGGCCAACGCGCTGACGGACTGGCACCGGTTGCTGACGTACAGATAGTCGTCATGCAGTCCCATGGACGCCTGGCGAAGCTCCCGCAGCGTCGTCTCGTGCTTGCTGCTGGCCGATTGCAGGCTCCGCTCAAGCTCCTCGACCTTGCTGGAGAGCACGTTGTGCTTCCAGGCACCATAAGCCACAAACACCGAGGCGCCGACGACCAGGACAAACCACCTCATGCGGGGCTCCTTTTTTTTGTGAGCGTCAAAAATTTTACGCTCGCCCATTGTGCTGCTGCGCACGACGCCGAACCTCTCGTGCGACGTCCGCAAACGCCCTTCGCGTCGCCAGGTCTGGATTAACTCCACTCGCGATGTAGTGGTCATAACAAACCAGCCAGGCCTTTGCCCACCATGCGGGCATGTAGACTTGCATCAGTTGTTTCCTTTGCTGCGGTAGCCATTCTTTTTGGTGATGTGCCACGCACTGCAGTGCTGGCACTGGTACACACTCATGCGCTGTCCGATTCGTCGGCACACGTAGCGACCGAATTGTTTAGCAGCCTGGCGAGACGGGAGGCGTACTTTTCCTGTGGCTCCGCAGTTGGTCATGCTTGGCCTCCTACAGGTCGTCTGTTGGATCCCTCTGTCGAAGGTCGGCTTCTTGCTCTGGCGTCGCCGATCTCCGATAGGCGAGTCCGCACTTGGCGCACCGAAGGTCGACAATAATCAGGTCCTTCAGGTCAGCATAGCGCGAAACTGATCGGCCTTTGATTTCAACGCTCGGATCCTTGCACTTGATGCATACTCGAATCGGCAGCATGGTCTTTCCTCTTGGTGCCTACTGCTTGAGTTTTCTCAGGTATTGAATCGCTTCGCCCGTGGTGGTGTGGCTATTCACGAAGCCGAAAGCAATCCGTCCGCCTGGCTCAAACTCAACGTCCGCCTGAATTCCTCCGTCGCGGAATTCCGCCGTGATTCCGCCGTCAGTCAGTGGCGATAGCTGCATCTTGCTGAGCCACTCGACCGGCACGCTGTCCACCAATTTACGCACCCCGTCGATAGCGTCTTGAGCGACCTTTTTAGCTCGGCGACCGTCCCAGCCTTCCGCAAGATTAGCAAGCTCATCAAGCCTGGCGAGGTGCTTTTGTTGCTGCGATTCTAGCTCCGCTCCGCCCATGCCATGCTCCTTGAATTTGCACTCTTG